GCATACCATTATCGAGGTCCCAATAGAATAAAAATTCGATAGACGGGGCGATAACCTCCAGATCTATCGAACGAATTACAGCTTTGATCCCTCTGGCGGCCGCGGTCATCAGCATGGACAAACCTGACGCAGTAGATTGCGCTCCACCGCCCGCCTGGGCCTGGCCGGCCTCATAACTCGGAATCCCACAGTGATCATCAGCTAACTTACTGAAATGATTATACACCGGGATCAATTTATCCGCATTCAGTGGGATATTATACACCTTCAGGGCCGGGGCCGTGGACATCATCTGACTTTCGGTCGTTTCCCACACACGTAGTGGCCATAAAACAGTAGACACCCCAGGGGGTACCCGATCCTTGTTGATCTCGACTTGTGGGCCTGAAGCGACCCCCGTATTGTTGAGAATAGACCTGACGACCGCATTGCAGGCGCCCTGAATATCCTCGATGAGCTCTGGAACGCAGGATCCCCAAAAAGTGTCCTGTTCTTCCACGAAGCTGACCTTGAAGAACGGTTTCTTCCCCATAGGATCGTAATTCAGCATGCACTTGATGACGTAGTTCTCGATGACCCAGGCACAGATATCATAATCCAACAGCGGATCAGGGACCAATGATGGTTCCAACCCGTAATCAAGCAGCGTCTGGCCGTCCACCACTCCCCAGAACTCCAGACAGTCTATTTTGTCTCCCTCATAAGTCACAGAGGTATCCTGTCCCAGGGCAATGAGCTGATCCTGCACGTGGTCCAAGTTCAACCAGTTCCACGGCCCCATCTTCGTCTTTTCCAGGATTGCATCGATCGCCTCGGTCTTGTACCCGGGAAGATCTCTCAAACCCTGCAGGATCCTCCGGGTCAGACTCAGCCGGTCGAACAGATACCCATCATCCACATCAATCGCATCAGGCGCCGGGTAGATGTCGAATGGAGACCGGCGCTCGTACATAGGAGAGACCACATCCTCGTAGGTTACACTAATTCCGCCTTCCACCTTCGGGATCATTTTCCGCTTTTTCAGTTTGCGGAAGATCGGACCCTTAAGAAAGCCGGCCTTCTGGTCAACCACATCATCAACCATGCGATCCAGGGCTCGGTACCATCCGCCCTCGGTGAGCTGATCATCGATCTTCTGCATAACCTTCTTGGCATTTTCCTTGGCCTTGGCCTTGACCGCTTGATCGATGGCCTCCTTCATACCGTCCTGCTGGGACATCATTTGCTGCTCGATCATGTTGAAATCGACCGGCATGCCCATCATCAACGACTGGTTAACCATCTCCGTTATCTGCTCCTGCATCATCCCGGCCGCGATTTCCTGGACCATATCCGGTGGAAGCTCAGGCACCGGGGTCGGCTCCAAGCTCCACGGTTTCATCCCGGGCTGGAACAACACATCCTTGACCCATGCCTTGCCCGACCTACACTTCGTATCGGTCATTTTGATAAACGCTTCAGACCCGCCCATGGACTTGATCGCCGCCAGTTTTGCCGCCTCATAATCCCCCTTTTTCTGACGGAGATTTTTCAGCATTTGATCCTGAATCGGCTTTTTGGCCCGCTTGGCCTTTTCCCATTTGGTAGCAATCAGTGCGGACAGTCCGTCAAGAAATTCAGAATTTTCAGCCCCCTGGGAATCATCCTCGACTTCCCCTGTTTGGCGTTCCTGGTCGTCCAGCTCAGAATTGGTCTTTACGTTCACAAACATTTGGGGCTCCTATATAATAACAAAATTGATTGGTCCGTGACAAAACGGGCATGCATCACACCCGCCTTTTTTGGTGGCGTGAAACACGGTCAGGCATCCTGGGCATACTTTTGGATTATCCTTATGGTGTGATTGTGCCGGACGGTTTGTTTTTCTGCGATGCTGTTCACACAAACTATCAGCATCGCCGTGGAGTAATTCGAGGTAGTCTTCGATGTCTTCCAGCCACCATGGAGCGGATGGTTCGTCCGGCAGCAACTCAACCGGACCATTAGTTTCGTTCATGTTTCCTCAGTTTGGTAGCGGTGCTGGGACTCGAACCCAGGATCTCCAGTGTATGAGACTGACGGGATGGACCGCTTCCCTACACCGCACCTTGGTTTGGTACCCCGGGAGAGGCTGGCGCCTGCTTAGACTCCCGGGGTCTTCCGGAAAGGACGACGTGTTGCCGCCACGATATCCGGGGGCAGGCAACTATGTCCAGGCTGCTGACGGTACATGAGACTGAGCCGTATAAGGACTCAGGTGCATCACCCGCTGCTTGTTCACCTGGATCGAATTATCCATGTACATGCACAAATACTGCATTGCGTCCATGGGATGGGAATATTTATTTTTCTCGGGGATATTATAAAACCGCTCATCACCAGACACCTGGATCCGGCGGTAATGATAACCACCGTTGAACCCCTTGCGGATCAAATTACAGTTAGGGGACAACTGAAATCCAGCCTCCCCGGCGGATAACTTAGTAAGAAACGAATCGACCGCATTGATCCGAGCTTCCACGCTGTTTGACTTCGCTGGGACGGCCGGCAATCCAGCATCTTTCAGCTCCATAAAACAGCTTCGCTCATCCGTATCGGACCGCTTGGTTCCTGCCGGATCACCAGTGGCAGTCACTTCATATCCACGATATTTTGTTAAGAGCAATGGCTTGATCAACAAGTTGACGAATTGTCTTATGCCCATACTTTCGGCGACGATTTCGTCTAATATCATCATCTTCCCACGTGGATGATACTGACCGATCACCGCCGCAGGGTTCCTCACCCCGAAGTCGAAGCCGATCACTATCGGTAAGCCTACCGTCGGAAACAGGTTTTCAGACGCTGTATGGAGTGTATCGTTCCAATTGGGAAACACCACCTGTCCATCCATGACGAATCCGTACTGGCCATCCACATAGACTTTTACAAATTCGGGATCCTTACCAATGGAGAGTTTTTTATAATACCCTTCCGCAAGGTGACTGAGATTTTCCGCGTCCGGCCCACGCCCGCTGGGTTGTTTAAAAATAGCGTGACCTTCGGGTTTGATGTCTTCAAATAGTTTATACCACCAATGGTCAACATCTGGAGGGTTAGTGTCGAGGAAGATTCCGGCCCAGGTAGCGCCACCCTTGCCTTCACGCTTCGACGGCCACCGGTCGATACGACCATCCAGTCCGTCAAGGATCGCTTTGGGGATTTCCCGCGCTTCATTCAGCCAGGCCCCCGTTAACTCCACAGATAGTAAATTCCGCACATGATCAGGACGATCCAGAGCCCGAAATAGAACCTCGCAAAGTACGTGCGTGCCGTCTGGGAGAAAAATCTTGTCGATAATGAACTCATGATGCGTGTCATTGAATTTTCCAAAATATTTAGGCGGGACCCAGTCCAAAAACGTCTTGATGGTCGAGTCACGCAATTGAGGGTAGCTGTTACGCACAACCATCCAGCGGGTATGACGCACTCCATCTCCATCCGGAGCCTGCTTCTGCGCCCTTGACATAATTTCCATCACCATGGCGGATGATTTACCGGATCCGAACGGACCCATAACCGCTCTGATGCGACTATCGTCTTTCGAGAATTTCAGTAAGGTGGGGACATCTTTGTATTTATAGACGATATTAGACGACATGGTTAATCTTGCTGGATCGTGAAACTAACCCCGGACGCACTCATGGTCTGCCCTGGTGGATCCATCTTATCCTTGTTTTTTTGAGCGAATTCGACCAATTTCATCATCATTGACACGTGATGCGGCTGTAGATCCGCTGCCGCAAGTGACCGAATATAGGCCAAATACCGCAAAACTACGTCCAAACTGTCGTGCTCAACGGCCTCATTTTTGGCATAAAGCAGTAACTTTTCCTCTGCTTTTTCCTCTTTTTTGAGGTTTTCGAGCCGTTTTGCCCATCCGAAGGTCGTTTTCCAGCGCCGAATGGTCCCAATTTCGTTTCCCATGGCCTTGGCCACGGACGCATCTACTTGATCTGATTTGAATAACCCGGATAAATGCTGTCTATACCAGACTTGGAATGCTTTTTGTTGAGCTTTTGACTCTTCCCGGATGGTGGATTGTTCGGCGCGGACATCTCCGGACAGGGCCTTACCAACGTCCAGCTTATTCTTCTCAACGATCTCCATTTCGCGGAGCGTTGGGATATAATGACCTGGTAATTGGATCTCCGGAAGGTCCCAGATGGTATCATGGACCGTATCAACGGCCGTGGAACCGTTATTAACGCATTCTGGGCTGGGGTCTCCGGTGCTTGCCGGCGGTTTTTTGGGGCTTCTATGACTCATACTCTTTAATTATACCAGATCCTTACCAAACTGTCAATGGGTAGAAAAAGAGAATCCCCGGAGGAAGTGTACTTCTCCCCGGGGACACTCTACAGAAAGGAGGTATGGAAAACCAGCCGTGCCTGGCGAAAGAGGAAACCAGGGGTCACATCGGCATGATGTTAAGATAATACTTACTCTGGCGGTTGTCAAGGGGCTATGGTTTATATCGCTGCACCTTCCAGTACCGAGAATCTAAGCCTCCATCGTCATGATAGACTACGACCGATCCTTCCATGTCGAAAAACACCTTCCTACAATCATCAGGAATTGGCAGATCATTCGGACAGCGATAGAATATTCCGCATCTATCACGAATAATTACATAATCCTTGGGATGCCTAAAATACAGTACATTTGAAGAACTGTCCATTTTATTGGTTTGTCAATAGGCGACGGAGATCAGCATCTACAATCTCTCTCTCAGAATCGGACAGTTTACCGCCCCACCCAGAAAAGCAAGAGAGTACCGGTATCCCAGTAGCCTCGACTGCCTGCATAGCAGCCCAACGAGGTGGTGCATCAAAACCGTTAGGCAGTTTTGTATCTGCAGGGACTACAATTTTGCAGGTCCATACTTTATAATCATTACTCACTGAAATGCCACCTGTTCAGGCGATCCGCCCCGCTTATTTTTTCAGTCAACACTTCCACTGTTTCGTCATTGCCATCACCAAACCCGATCTTGCTTTTCTTAATGTCAATTAAGGTTGCTATATTCCACAGCATTGCTAAGGATAATTTACCAAACTCGATATACCATACACAGCGGACAATCGGATCGAACCTGTTCGGACGGACCACATGATGATCATTATCACTGGACGAGCAGAAGGTAATCTCCGTCCCGTATTTTGTCCGGCTGTAAGCTACATGTTCACAACCATCACACAAACCAAAACCATGCGGCCGGTGTGATCCGCTCTCATGATCGTTAATAATAGAGGCTGAGTCTTCTGATTGACCCAGCCCCTTGGAATAGAGTTTATCTTGGCCCATCGGAGTAGGAAGCAGCGGCCCTGATCGCCTGGTGGGACAAATTCCATCCTACTGGCCTTTCCTCTACCGCAACATAAGAATTACCAGTATCATCCGGTCCAGCTTGGGGCATCTGAGGTGTAGGTATCGCTACTTGGCATCCCTCAGAAATCTTTCTGAACGGAGTATCCCGCCACCGCTTGATCGCCCTCTCAGGATCCTCGATATAATCACTCAGAGCATCCCTCAGCGCATCAGCAGTCGGGAAGAAAATCCTCTGGCATCCGACCTTCACCACAATTCCATTTAGAATAATCCTGCATGTAAACGTATCCCACATGATCATTTCCTCTTTAATCCGGCAGCCACCGCCTTAATGTCAATGGCTTTGATAGTGTTGACCAGGGCCATCCGATCGGTCTCCAGCATTTTCATCACGTCAAAAATCTTATCGGAAAATCCAGCAAGCGCGTACACCTTGCTTTCAGGGAACTGCAATGTTCCCATTCCGCACAGGTCCAGAGAAAAGATATGCGGATTGGCGCCCGTGCGGACCCGGTACTGAACCAGAGCTTTCTTCGGGGTCTCAAATTCCTCCCAGGCCTGACAGTCGGAGATGATGATGATACGGTCGTATTTACGCTTAGCCGTCCGGAAGATCTCGTGAAAGTTCGTTCCGCCGTGGCAGGCCTGAGACAAATAATTTGCGACGGTAAACAGCGAATCATTCACCTTATTGATATTGGTGTAATTCGCCGTGGACCCAAATTCCATCAGATCCGACCGATCATTGGCCTTCCAGAGAGTCGCAGCAAACAGCCCGCCGACTTTGGCCGCTGTGGACGTTCCCACCTGCCCGGACGTCATGGACCCGCTCAGATCCATCGCAATGAGAGTCTGTCCGTCGAACACCGGAACATTACCCAGGGATATCTCGGCCGCATCCGTCAGGGCGTGCATAAACGCTCTCTGCACGGTCGGGTCGATCGGTTTCCGGGGAGTAACCGGTTGGTAAGATACCCTGGTAGGAGATTCTCCACAGATCATATCATAGGCCGTGTGGATCTGGAAGGGGAATACCAGGGATTTCTTGATCGCCGCCGGAGCGGTCAGTTGCTTCACGGCCGCTTCGATGGTCCGACCATCCGTCACAGTCTCCGCGATATTCCGCAGGTTCCGCATCAGGGCCAGGTACCCAACCTTCCCCTTAAGGATCAAGTCGGTCCACAGATTAGCCTTCAGTTCTTGCTTTTCAGTGGCATTCTTGGCCCGCTGCCCGACATCAGACATCCCAACTTCCCAGGTCTGGGCCGGAGCGATATTCCCATGGATCAGTTGATTCAAAGGATTAGTGGCCTGCGGATGGGTCAGATTGACCACATCTACCATCTTGACGGCCTTATTGTTCCCCTGATACTTTGAAAGCTCATAACCACCCAGACGATTCAAGGCCCGGGCGAAACCGTCCTTCAGCGCATTCGGGACATTCTTTCCACCCCGCAGCACCAGAGCCATAATCTCCAGCATGTCATCCGGCCGGTAAACAATCGCGTTGAAAAAGTCCTTAGACCATTCGGCGCCACGCACCTTACGAGCCATGATTGACGCAAGTAAATGCGTAATGCTCCGCAGGCCGAATTCCCTTCGGGCATAAAGGCCAGCCTGGGCGCAAAAATACGCCTGATTTGACTTAATCAGGGCATCAACCATCGTTTCCAGGCGAGCAATCTGATCTCCGGCCGTCCGGTAAAACTGATCCTGGACCATACTGGTCAACAGCAAACTGGTCAGTTCCAACTCCGGGGACTCTTGAAATGCTTCTCCACCGGCGATATTAACCGTATCCGGACCTGTCATGCTTACTTTCTTCGGATTAAATCTTGCCATCGTATCTCTCCTCTCATAAGCCGGAGAATAAATTTGCAACCCCTGCGCTCACATTGACGAAGTAAGGGGCCACTCTCGCTACCGGTTACATCATAATATAATCACCAGGAGAATTTTGTCAAGGACTTTTTTTAGCGCTCTACCAACTGAGCTACCCGCACCCCGTGAGGGGAATGGGACGGGACTTGAACCCGCGACCTCTCGATTAGCATTCGATGAAATCCTTTAACTCGCTGCCTGGTGCTGCTCATTCTTTATACCCGATCATTCCTAACACGTCCTTTTCACCATCATTCAACTTGCGATTCACGCCGGCCAGTTGCAATTCCACCTGGTAATGCGTTCCCCAGGACAAACATTCCTTAACGAATGATTTAAAAAAAACTGCCTGATCGTTATCATCAGCCTGAGCCAGTTTCGCTCCGACTAATGCCCAGTCGTGCTCTTCAAGTCCGAATCTCATATCATTTCTCTCGCTTTTCTCGCTTTTAATAGCGTCACGCGCCAGTTCAATCACACTACTGCTAAGAACTGCCCCAACCATGTCATCCAAGCGACACGCATTGGTCGTATAGTCCACACAGTCCAAGATCAATTGCAGGGCTTC